GAAAAAAGCAGTAGAAGCACCGTCAGGAAAGAAAGTTGTTACAAGCGAAACTATTCTTGAACAACCATCGGAATCGGCAACCGATAATTACGATCCAGCAAAGCTGGAGAATACTGCATCTGAGATGGGACATGCATTAATGATGGACGATGTTGCTTCTACGGAACTTGATTGGTCTGATATGGCTCCAGTAAAGGAGTTTGATAATCCAAATCAACCACCGCAAGAGCAACCACAACCAACGCAAGAGCAAGCACCGCAAGAGGAAGTTCCGCAAGAACAACCATTGCAGGAAGCTCAGGATGTTGATCTCACAGACAGTATGCGTAAACGCATTACAGGTATCAAGGAAAAGTCAACTCAAGAGTTGGCTGAAAAGGATGCTCTTATTGCAGCAAGGGATGACCAGATTGCTAAGATGGCAAGTATGGTTCAGGAGTATACACAACTCCAAGAATCATACAGACCAGACGAGGGTGACACTGGAGCTGTTCAACAGGAGATTGCAGGTTTAGACACGATGTTAAAGGAAGAAGGCGATGCTTTGACTTCAGCAGAAGTCGCACAGCATGTGATACGCAGGAGTAATCTAGAGCGTAAGCTTGATAAGATGGAGGCGAACAAAACCAACACGAATAATTTACTTCGTAAGCAACAGGTTTTACGTCAACAGTCTGACAAGTACGTAAAGGACGCTTACCCTTTTGTGAGTGACCAAAAGAGTGAGATGTATGGTGTCATGAAGAACCAAGCGTATCCATTGTTAGAACAGCTCATGGGGCCGAACTTCAAGAACCATCCTAGTGATATGATAATGGCGGCAGAACTAAGTAAAATGATGGTTAATTCACAAAAATACGAACAACTGCTTGGCAACACGCCTGCACCACGTTCACAACCTGCACCGATGGCAGGCAATTCACCAAGAACTGCACCACAATCTAAAAGACCAATGGACTTTAAGCGTGCGGTAGCTGATAACAGAGGTGGAGATGTCAGTCGTTTTGCGGAATTGTTACATAATGCAGGGCATTCGTGGAGGCCGGGCAATTAATGAAGGAGTAATAGGATGGCAACATTTCAAACATACCAAGCTGGGCCAGTTGTTGCTGGTGCTGGTGGTTTACGTGAAGATCTTCTGGATATAATCGTAAACATATCACCTACTGAAACGCCAATGCTTTCTGGATTCAAAAAATCTAAAGCTAATGGCACATTGCATGAATGGACTACTGATACTTTAGGAACAGCAGCCGATAACACGGTTGTGGAGGGAGCTGACTTTACATCTCCAACTCTTACTGTAAGAAGTAGACTTAATAACTACTGCCAGATCAACCGTGAAGGGTTCCAAGTATCGGATACTATGGATGCGGTAGATAAAGTTGGGATTAAGGGTGGCGAGTATGAGTATCAACTAGCCAAAGCTCTTAAGAATATCGCTCGTGGCATGGAAGTTGCGATTGTGGAAGGAACGAAGGCTGCAGGTTCTGCTTCTACTGTCAGAGGTTCTCTAGGAGTACTTGATTCTGACACAGGAACTGGTGGATGGATTCAAACGAATACCACGTCATCAGCAACTACTGTTCTAGATGAAACTGAGTACAACGATGTATTGCAGGAGTGTTACGGTCAGGGTGGAAATCCTGATACGACATATGCCGCTGGTTGGAATAAACGAAAGATTTCTGGCTTCACCGCAGGATCTGTGAAAAACATTGAGTCCTTCGCAAAGAAGTTAATTCAATCGGTTGACATATACGAGAGTGATTTCGGGATACAACGTATCATACTTAGTCGTTATATGCCAGCAAAAGCGATTTGTATGTTACAGAAGGATATGTGGTCTGTAGCAATGCTACGTCCAGTTAAACATACTCCACTTGCAAAGGTTGGATCATCCCGAAGGGGAATGGTTGAATCTGAGTGGACGTTGGTTTCTTATAACGAAGCAGCCAGTGGAAAACTTTTCAACACATCAGTTAGCTAATAGCTGATAAACCTTAATGAGCATGGGAGGGGCAACCCTCCCTTACTTATACTTTATGATTAATGATGACACATTAGATCAGATTGCTACACGTTTAGAATATACGAAGTCTAATGCTTTCGCCAAGGGTAGTCTGGATATAACGCATATTCAGGATACTGATCCAGTTGGAGAAGAGACAAAGGATGTTCGTACTTATAGTGATAATGGTTTCTCTGACAAAAGGTTGATGAGGAAGGTGGGTAGTATTCCTTCTGTATTTCTGATGCAACCTAAATATAAAGACATAGTCGATGGTGATCAGAAATCTATGAAGAAAGCAGTCAAGCGTTTCTTCTCTGATCATCCAGAATTTAGAACCTGTAACCAGAATTTTTAATTATGCTGACTACTTATGGTGGTGGAGATGAAGAAACTATAGAAGCCAAAAAGGGATCTCCTTTGGAATCTCAATTACGTACAAGATGTGCAATCCTTGAGTCACAGATAGATGTTCTTAAAAAGCAAGTAGAGAATCAAGTGGCGATGATAGAGAACCTAGAGAAGTTAAATAAAAATAACGAAGATTTACCACAGGGTTATCATTTATGAAAAGCATGACAACAATGATTACTGATTTCTTCCACAGAACATGGCTTAACATTCAGTTATGGTGCATCGTTTACCTTAGATAATGGAATACATAAAAGTTTGTGGAATTGTTCGTGACAAGGGAGCGTGTGGTTTTTACAGGATTGAGCAACCATTAACTTTCTTAAGCGAGGAGAATGATTTTGATGTAGCTGTTGGTGGGGCAGGCAGTGGCATGGATAATAGTTTGTTCCAGTTGTTGCAAACATGCGATGTTGTTATTATTCCTCGTGCGTCAAACGAAGAGTCTTTACGCTTAGTAACCGTAATGAAGGACATGTCTCATTCAAAGAAAGTTATTATTGATCACGATGATGATATATTTATAGAAAATAATGAAGATAAGATAGAGATAGCAAAGGAAATTTTAGGAAAAGCAGATGGTGTTTTTGTAACTACTCCAAAGTTAGCTGATGTGTATGGTGAGTATAACGATAACATTACTGTGTTGCCAAGTTCTTTAGATTTTAATATCTGGAAACCGTACAAGATTGAGAAGGATAATAAAATTATAATCACATGGCATGGTGATTCTTCTAATTACGAAGACTTAAACGAAATATCTTCTGAGTTAAAAAACATATCAACAAAACATGAAAACGTTAATATTGTACATCATGGTTTGGTCGATATAAAGGTTCATCCATACAAACAGATTTTATTAAATGCAGACATAGGAGTTATTCCTTTAGCTGATAATGATTTAAACAAAAGTAAAAGCCCAATCAAGTGGGTTGAATATTCTGCATTAGGTATCCCTTGTGTTGTTAAAGATATAGAGCCTTACTCTAAATTAATTACGCATGGTGAAAATGGTTTCTTATATACGAACACAGAAGAGTTTGAATTTTGGGTGGACAAGCTTGTTGAACATCCTTCTATCCGTGAACGTGTAGGTAAGGCAGCACAGAAATATGTTCACGAACACTTTGATGCAAGTAAGAATAGTAAATATTGGGCTGAAGCAATTAAAATGATAACGGAGAAAAAATGTCTCTCACTACACTAAGAGATCCTGTATTACGTGACTTAGGCTTGGATTCATCGTCCAGTCTGGTTGCTGATTCTAAACAGCGTATCTTGGATTATATTAATGAAGCTATCCAAGAGCTGAACATAATGAATAACTGGTCTATCCTCAAGGAAGAGGCGAGCATTACATTAGTTACAGATACTTCAACATATACGCTTGCGTCCAATGCAGATGTAACGAGAATTGTTGGAGAACGGTTTTATATGGATTCTGAAAATAAGTTTGTTCACAAGGTTAGCAACAATCAAGATTTCCAAGAGTTTGTTATACAGAATAACACAGGACTACCAATCGTATGGGTTCCTTGGGGAAAGAATGCGTCTCAGGTACACCAGATAAAAGTAGATCCAGTACCAACGTCAGATGAAAACGGAAAGATAATGGCGTATTGGTATACGAAAGATTTGTCTGATATTAGTGCTGATTCAGACACGACACCGTTTCAGGAAGTAGTAATACGCCACATGGTCAAGGCTAAGTATGCAGAGTATGATCAGGATTTTGGCAAGAGGGATCGTGAGATGGCATTAGCTAATAGTTTATTAAGGAAGTTACTAGGCAGAGATAGAGGTTCTGTAAGGTTTGTCCCATTAACTCGTAAGAATTATAGGGTGGCACGCTAATGGCAGGAATGAAGCAAAAAGTATTTGAGAGTAACAACAAAGGACTCTTCGATATTGCTGTAGGTGAAGGTAACATATCTGCTGATTATGCTACTGAACTACAGAATGCTCGTGTTGCGTTGAATGGTGAGGTATCCAAACGAAGGGGCAGAACATTATTCAACACGGTGGCGGCAGGCCATGCGGCAGGGAACAGTATAGATACTTATGCTTCAAGTAATAAATCAGCACAGATATCAATGTATTCTAACAGTAACGAACAAGTTGGATTTGCAGTAACATTAGCTTCTGACAAAAATATACAAACGGTAGATTTTTTTCTGGACAAGGTTGGTACACCGACAGCAGACAGTGTAATGAAGGCTAAGATATATGCTGTTACTGGTTCAGTCGGAACGAGTGGTTTGCCTACTGGTTCTGTACTTGCAACCAGTATAGATGTTGATGTATCTGTATTGACAGGAACATTTGCTTTTGTACAATTTTCTTTTGAGGAGCCTTATGTTGCAACTGCTGGTAATTATGCTATTTTTCTTGAGTACAATTCTGGTGATTCCAGTAATTACATTCGTATCGGTACTGATTCTTCCACTCCTTCTCATGGGAGCAATGCATTCGCTACCAATACTGTTAATACTGGTTGGGTTGCTGATACCACACAAGACATAATATTTAAACTTGATAGTGCAGGCCCAAAGATAGATTCATTAATGATCTATGAGGGTGACTATCCTGATACATTTGAAGTATTAGCACAAGCAGATACTAGGTTGTTAAGATACAATTCTACAACTGGTGGTTTTTCTACAGTAATCAAAACAGGATTGACTGCAACCTATCCATTGAATTGGACAATGTTTCGCACAAAGTTGTGTATGTCGAACGGTATAGATAATCCATTCAAGTATGGTTACATGCCTAAGACTGCTACTCCTACTACAGGATCAGGAACTGTTTTAGGTGGGGCAAAAACAGCTAGAACTTATTATGTTACTGTAACTTATACTACTGCTAATGGAGAGTCTATCCCCAGTGAGGAATCAACTCAAGCTATCGGAATTAATGATGTAGCACAACCTGCTATTCCAACAACTGGTGTTACAACTGATGGCTCAAAATTATCTAGAACCTATTATGTATCTACAACATATATTACTGCCAATGGTGAAAGTACTCCAACTGCTTCTGGTGCTACTGGCACAGCAGTTCTTACAGGTACTGCCGTAAGTTCTGTCATTGTTCCAGCAGGTGGTGCTGGTTATTCAACTG